GGCCATCGTCCTCAAAGTCCAGCCGGTTGCCGTGGGCCGTATGGACTTTGAGGACGATGGCCTGTCATTGACAAAGATCAGCTTTGTCGAGGACAGACTTGGAGGCATCAAGATATATGAGAGGCCGGTCAAGGGCGTGCCGTATGTCATCGGAGCGGACACAGCCGGTGATGGATCCGACAGCTTTGTGGCACAGGTCCTGGACAACAGAAGCGGGCGGCAGGTAGCTGTGCTGCGCCAGCAGTATGATGAGGACGTGTTTGCCAAGCAGCTCTATTCGCTGGGCATCTATTACAACACAGCATTGATAGGCGTAGAGACCAACTGGAGTACATATCCGGTCAAGGAGCTGGAGCGGCTGAGATATGCGAAGCAGTATGTCCGGGAGACCTTTGACACATATACGCACAAGGCCAAGAAATCTTTTGGCTTTGAGACAAACACAAAGACCAGGCCGGTTATCATTGCCGAATTGATCCGCGCAGTCAGGGATGACATCAATATTGTATGTGATAAGGACACACTGACTGAAATGCTGACGTTCGTTCGGAATGAACAATTCCGGCCAGAAGCAGAGGAAGGCGCCCATGATGACTGCGTTATGTCGCTGGCAATCGCGCATTACATTCGTCCGCAGCAGAGCATACTGGCGGAGGAAGAACAGAAGAAACGTAAGTGGACGGAAGATATGTGGGAGGATTATCAGAATGCAACGCCCAAAGAGCGTGAAGCTCTGAGAAAGGAATGGGGAGAACCCCGTTAGGAGGGAACCATGCAAGGACTGATACAGAAGGGCAGGGACCTGCGGAATGCCGACCTGGATGAAATCAGGAGGGTCCTGACTGAATTGATTGATGAATTGCGCTATCGGTTCTCCGCGGTCTCTAAAGAAAACTTTGGAGAGAAAGACCTGGCGGAGTTTGCCCAGGCAATTCTGACGGATGGCAAGACGAAGATCACGATTACAAGAGGCACGATCACGATCGAGGCCGATGAAATAAATTTGACCGGCGACGTTTACATCAACGGATCTCCGGTGTAAGGAGGCAGCTATGCTCCCTAAATTACCATACAGTGACAACATAAGAAAGGCGCAGGCCGTAACATTCAGCGGCATCAACCGCAATCCGGCAGCGCCGGATGCGAGTGTGTTCTGGACACAGAACATGGGTGCCGACAGAATGCCATGCCTGAGTCCGAGAAAACCGCGCTGGCTTATCGGACAGTACGATGACTGCCACGGCATCTTTGCGTACAACGGACTGTACATGGTCCGAGGCACGACACTTTATAAGGACGGTGAACCGGTATGTGAAACGCCGGTTGAATCAGAGAAACAGTTTGCCCATTTCAATGATCCGGTATCCAATGAGGATTACGTCATCATGTTCCCGGATAAGGTGCTTATCAAAGACACGGCACCGGAACCGAAGGAGTGGAAGACCGGCTTGTATCTTTCGAACGTCCATGCCAACTTCTTGAAAGACCCGGACATGAAATACAGCGTCCTGGAATTGCCAGACTTAAATATGCGTGAGCTTGGTATCAATGACGGTGATGAAATAACCATCAGCGGTTCAACATTTGAGACCAACAATAAAACCGTGAAGATCAACCGGTGCGGTACGCATATGGCGGAATTCAAAGAAGGAACATTCCGCATTGCGCTGAACGAGACCATCACGATCTACAAGGCCGGCGTTGATCCATTGACGTTTGCCAATGTGAAAGTTGATGTGGCCAGTGGATATAATGAGTCGATGGGATCTGACGCCACAATGTTCTTTGCCTATAACCTGGACATGGCCTTCAAGGAAATGGGACTGACAGCGGGAGATACCGTGAGAATCAGCGGGAGCAGCGTACCAGGAAACAACAAGAAAGCAACACTGATTGCAGTAAATAACAGATTCCTGGCTTTTCCATTTGGCACGTTCAGCACAGTGGCATCTGATGTCATTACCATTACAAAAGTACAGCCTGAACCGACCAGTGACATCATGACGCCAATGGAAGTGAGCGTGGACAATGTCGAAGTGGTATTCCAGGACGGGACCATCTACGGAGAAACTGCCGAAGCGAACACGATCAAGAGAGTGGATGGCGTGTGGGAAACGACGGAGCTGAAGGTTGGCGATGCCATAACCATCAGTTCATCGGATGAAGCCAAGAACAACAGCATCTTTGTTATCCGGGAAATGTCCGGGCAATACCTGCGGTTTGATGAGAACGTATTTGAGAACACACCGCAGGTGGGTGGTTCCCCGGAGGAGACGGAGCATATCAATATCAAGAAAGAAGTGCCGGACATGGATGGAATCTTCACGCATGAGCAGCGTGTGTGGGGATGGAAAGGATCCATGATCTATTGCTCCAAGCAAAATGATCCGACCAACTTCAATGTGTTTGATGACCTGGCGGATGACAGCTGGGCATATCCGATGGATGGGAGCGGGGATATCATCGGTGCCATAGTGTACCAGGGATATCCAACGTTCTTCAAACAGGACAAGGTCGTGCGAGTGTACGGAGACCGACCGAGTCAATACCGGGTGATGGATGTATCCACAATGGGCCTGCATCCCGGCTGCGGAAAGAGTTTGGCCATTGCCGGTGATACATTATTCTATGTTTCCCGCAATGGAGTGACAGCTTACAAAGGCGGATACGGAGAGAATATGCAGGACACGTTCGGAGATCTGCGATTCACCGAAGCTGTAGCCGCAACGGATGGCCGACGATATTTCCTGTCTGCATTCGACGGAGCGGAATGGAGCATCTGGACGTATGACACAAACTGGAATGCGTGGTTCCGGGAGGATGCAGAGCATATCATACATTCGGCCTACGATAAAGGAAATCTGTATTTCGTGTTTGAGAACCTGCAGCAGCACAGATATATGTGGCTGGAAGGCCATGCCGTATCGGTACCGGAATCCGCAACGAAGGAAAGTGTGTACAGTGAAGTTGAGTTTGGTGACTTCACCGGCAATTACTGGACAGCGGGCCGTGGATACGGCAATCCTTCCAGGAAGGGAACGAGCAAGATCCAGCTGCGTGTTACATTGAACAACGCGGTGCTGACCGTCTACATTGCGTATGACGGTGGAGAAAAACGAAAGGTAAAGTCCATTGAGACACAAGGGAAACGAAGTTATTACCTGCCCCTCATCCCAAAGAGATCCGACCATTACAAGATCTATTTGGAAGGCGCCGGTGATTGGGTGCTGAATTCGCTCGTCCGCGAGGAATACAGCGGCAGTGACATTCATTAGGAGGCGACGACATGGCAACGCAGAAAATGGCCTATCAAAAGAATACAGCAAATCCGCTTAGGCAGATGAAGCTGAATGCGCCGGGCAAGCCGGAACAACCGGAAGTGCAGAGAACGCTGAACAAACCGACAGAACCGATTCAGGGGAATTTGGTTTCCTTTGGGAACAATTCCGGCAGCGGCCTGGCAGGGATAGACCCCTGGAAAGGCCAAGACCTTTGGAATGGCAGAGACCTGGACCCCGGCTTTGATAAAGGCCAGGACCTTTGGAACGGCAAAGATCTTGATCCCGGCTTCAGTCAGTGGAGCGGAAGCGGCGTAAATGATCCCGGCTTTACCATTGGTGGTTCAGCGCAGTCTGCTGTGCCGACCAGCGGGAATGCTGTGGCAACATATCTCAGAAACAACATCCAGTCTACGCCCAGCTCCAGGACGACATACGATCAGTTTATTCAGGCAGCACAGAAGGAAGGACTGCTTGATAAGTTCGGAGCTGCGGACCTGCAGGCGATTCAGAATGACCCTGATCTTGGTATGTCGCTCCTGGGGGCAAAGGTAGGATACCGGGATGCCAAGACACAGGAGGAGCGGGACAAGTGGCATGAGACTGCCGAAGCACAGCGCCGGGTGCAGGGTTATACCACAGACCCATCCGGCAACTATGCCATTGACATTCCGGGAGAGAAGCAGAACCAGCAGATCAACCGTCTGATCTCCGCAATGGAGAACCGGCAGTTCAGTTATGATCCATACACAGATCCTGTCTATCAGGCATACCGCAAACAATATCTGCGTGAAGGACAGCGGGCCATGCAGGACACGCTGGCCAGCACATCGGCCATGACCGGAGGCAGAGCATCTTCCTATGCTGTCAGCGCAGCTGCCCAGGCGAACAACAACTATGCTGCCCAGGCAGCGAACATGATCCCGGAGCTGTACAACCAGGCGTATCAGAGATACATGGATGAGTTCACGCAGAAGGGCCAGATTGTAGACATGAGACTGCGCCAGCAGCAGAACCAGTGGGACCAGGCACAGGCGGCATATCAGGTAGGCGATACGTCCAGGCTGCAGGCATTGGGCGTTGATACCAGCAACGATCCTGCCGCGAGGGAACGTGCCTGGAATGAAGCTGTCATGGCATACCAGTACGGTGACGACAGCAAGCTGCGTGCATTGGGCATCGATCCGTCCAACGACCTGAACCGGCAGCTTGTCGAGCAGCAGATCGCCATGAACACACAGCAGATGGACATGAACAAGCAGACAATGGAGAGCAACACATGGACGCAGCAGATTCAGAAGGCACAGCTGGCAGCAAGCTATGGAGATTACAGCCAGCTTGCCGCCCTGGGATTCGATGTATCGCGTGCAAACTTCGACAATGACCTGGCAATTGCCCAGCTGATCGCGCAGTACACCGGCAATGTCGGCGCCCTTCAGGAGTTGCTAAAAAAAAATAGTGGTGCCATAGACTGGAGCAAATACTTCTCATCCTCATCGGCAGGATCCTCCGGGAGCGGAGGCGGCGGAGGCAGAAGCTATTCCGGTGGAAGCAGCAGCAGTAAAACAACGAGCAACAACACCAGCACAGC